AAACTCTAGAAATTCTGGATTCTTACGGGTTAGGTCTAATACTCCTTCATACTCTGTATTTCCGAATATGTCTGAAATATATAGTTCGCCGGTTTCGCCAATATAGAAAGACCTAGTAAGGCCAATATTAACTAGTTCCATACCAGCAATAAAGTTGCAGGCAGTATTTTTTCCAGCCTGCTTTTTTCCAGACATTCCTATAATAATTTGTTCGTCAGCCATTAAATGATTCCTAGAATTGTGTCTATAAATGGTTTTACATCGTTTGTAATTTCGTCGATTCTCATATCCCCAAGGTCAGAAGATATGTTTAGTTTTGGAAAGTATAGCCGGTAGGAGCGACTACATTTTTCTACCACATCCTTGCATAGAGCGGCCCCTCCTTCGTCGTTGTCGCCTATTGTTATTATAGACAAGGCACCCATGCTGTCCAAGAGGCTTTTTTGCCCAAAAGTCAAAGATGCACCAAAACACCCAACACTATTATGTATTCCGGCCTCCTCTAGTTTCCAAACATTGCCGGGACTTTCTACTAAAATAGCCACTCCGCTTTTTTGTATATGCTTCTTAGCAAAATTGATATTATATAGACAATGCTCTCTATTAAACCCTTTACTGTGCCTCCATTTAGTATATCTCATCTCGTATTGCTTAGATGGACAAGCATAGTCTTGGCTATGATATAGCTTACATATATTACACTGCGGAAATACAGAGCGACCAGTACACCCTATAAAATTATCTTTTTCGTCATAAATTGGAACTACAGCCCGCCAGCTCATTGGCTTTTTCATTGCAATACAGTTACCAACATCATACTTATCTAAGGTTTCAGCTTTATAGCCTCTTTCTAGATAAAACTGCGACGGTATTCTTAATGACTTACGAACCATTTCGCGTGTAATTTTAGGAGCCTCTGTTTCTTCATTGCTCCCAATTATTGACATTTGACGCTTAAATGCGTTTTTTTCTATTGTATCTGCGTCTATTTGGAGAGTACCATAATCAGACTCTAGAAACCGTAGTGCAAATTCAATAGTTTTATCCCAACTATACTTACGGTCTAATTTTTGTGTCCAGTCGTAATATGTGTGTGATAATAGACCACGCAATAGTCCTATTGGAGAATCTTTAAATTCGAGATGACAGTTGTGTGTATAACACGCCCACTTACCACTTTCGTACCAATTAAACGCATTATGCCTATCGCCACCATGCACTGGACACGCACCAAAAAGCATCCTACCGCCCGTGCTGAACTCTATACCAAGGCTTTCTAAGAGTTCTTCGCGGCGCTCAACAAGCTGTTTGCCAATAAGGTTGATTTTATCCCAATCATTATATTTAACCGAATGGTATTTCTTCGTCATCGTCGTATTCGTCATCTATAACCATCCCACCATCATTGCTTGATGTTTGTCCAACTTCTTCTATATCAGAACATCGTCCGTTCATTCGTATATCAATATAGTCACCAAACTGCCCGCCACTTCCGTACCTGGCAGCCATAACCAACAACTTTCTATCTCCAGTCCCTGGTTTTTGGGCTATTTCTTCTGGAGATTTAATCTTCAATAACGACAAACTTGTACAATACATAGCAATTCTATCGCTGCCACCTATAATATCGGTCGTTTCTTTGTTGACACCATCCCTATTGGTTTGGGCGGCGGTTAATACTGGTATATTATATCGTTTCGAGAAGTTCACAAGGCCGGTCATCATAAAACCAAGTAACTGTGTTTCCTTCAGGTCGTTACTAATACCCTCTGACGACATTAGTTTTAAATAATCGTACACAATAACACACTGCTTTGCAGTACCATCACTATTTAAACCAACCTTTTTAACAATCCAGCGACGAGCGATGCTCAAAATGTCCTCGAATGCCATACCGGCTATGTCTTTGTAGTAGAAGGGAATTTTATTATTCCGCATTTCGTGCGCCTTTTCAAAGACCTTCCGTTTGGTAAACATGTCTGTAGCAAACTTGCCGGTTTCAATATCATTAAACGGTGTCTTTGTTAACATAGCAAACACCCTGTTGGTTTGCTCTGGCAACATCATTTCGGTATCAAGATATAATACTGGAATATTGTTTAATGCTATATTACACCCCATCTTAAGGGCTATGGTAGACTTACCAACTTTCATACGAGCAGCAATAACGTGTACGCCACCATTTCTAAGACCACCACCAATAGCTGCGTCGTGCAATAAAAACCCAGTTGGTATACCAACACAGTCAACAGGGTTGTCGGCTAGGTTCTGTAAATGCTCTACACCGTTTTCAAAAAATGAAGCCGGTTCATCGTCTGTGTTGTTATTAAGGAGAGAAGAAAAGTCTAGTACGGCAGTTTCGCCAATACCTAAGATATGAGATACTGTCTCAGTACCCTTGATATCTAACAACTTCTCCTGCGCTCTTTCTAGCTGGTCATTATACAGGCGAGCTATTTCTAGCTTCCGAATCAGAGCAGCAAACTTGCGTACATTGGATATGACGACCGGTGTTTTCGTTATTGCTTTCAGGTGTTCTAGTTCGGTGTTTTTCTTAAAGAGATATCCATATTCCAAAGCATTGGCTGTGCTTAGTATAATGGGTATATCTATAACCGCCTCTGGGTCAGATTCAATAATTTGCTTAAGACACCGAAAAACAATAGCGTTGGACTCTACAGTAAATGTCTTATCTGAAATTATATCCGCGATATCGTAATAAGCATTGGCCCCATGATTACAAATACCGCCAAGCACTGCTCTTTCAGCAGATACGTCCGTTAAAATCATTTCTTTCCTTCTAGAATACACTCGTTACACTTGAACTTACCATATACTGTGTCGGGGTTAATCAAAAACTCATATCCACACCCGCCACACAAAACATATTCCCGCTGGTCACCCTTTCGTGGGGATGGCGGGGTTCGTTTGATAAGCCTATCTATTTTCTTATCGTTTTCGGTAGCTGGCGCTAACTCGTCCAACATTTCTTCAAATACATTGTCTCGCGGCCCGGTATAAAATCCCTCTGTGCGCATATACTTTTTAGTGTCGCCCTTTCTAGCGGGTCCAGATTCTTGCAACCTCTTTCCGCCCTGTCTTGGCTTTTTAACAGGACGCCCTATTTCTTGTCTCAGTGCAGACCTTTCTTGCCGGGCAACCGGCTCTGGTTGTAGCTCAACCCGGCGCTTTTCTTGCTGTTGTGTATCAATATGCTTAGAGGCTAATTTGCGTATGAGTTTTTCTACTTTAGCAATTTCTTCACTGTTTAACGTGCTAAGTAGGTTTAATACGTCGTTATCCATCTTTCTCCTCGCGTAACTTGTTGTATTTTATTGATTCTATTTGTTTAGATAGGTTTATTAGTCCGTTAGATATAAAATCCAGTCGCTCTGCTCTTTGTTCGGCATAGACCTGAATTTTATGAACCTTCGATGCAAAGTCGTCACCCTTAACTGCCTGCCAGAACTTTTCTTCTCTACCATATCCTTTATAGCTTTGCAGGGTGTCCGCAGTAGCAACGTTTATTCTATTTCTGGCCCATGTAACCCTAGACTTTTCTCTGTTTTGAGCCCGCTGTATCCATATAGCAAACTGGGCCAACCTCATACATATATATGAACAATCTTCTATAGACAGTGCTTCAACATGCTTTCTGTCCATAGTTAAATACATCTCTAGCTCTTGACTATTATCTAGTTCTTCTGGTATTTTGGGCAAGCCTAACTTGCGCTCATACTCTTCTAGTAAATTATCAATAAAGTCTAGTTGTTCTTTTGCTGTACTCATATATCCCAGTCTTCATTATAATTAAGTGCTATTAAACGAATACCGTTTGTATTACACCATTCAGCTTTATCTTGGTCACGCCTACGGGATTCCACAAACCCAGCCATTGTGCCATGAAAATGTGGCGTGTATTTGAAGTGTTGTTCACCATGAATCTCGAATGCTATTTTAAGTAGAGGTATATAAAAATCTAAGTACATGGTTTGTCTATTATAGACAGGTATAGACACCTCTTCCAAAATGGCGCATGTTCTTCCATATTTTTCATGTATTAGTCCCCTAGCCTTAACATGATACTGAGACTTAATACGGTTGTCTCCGTTAGATGCTCCGACGGGTGACCACTTTATACATTGTCCATCTAGTGTCCAAATTTTCATTATACACCAGTCGTGTTGATATTTAACATGGTTTTAATCTGTGTCCAGATTTCTTCATATAGCTCCGGTTTTTCAACTAGATATAATCTAGCCTTTTCTAAGCCCTGTTCTTTATTTCCGTCAGGAAACGTAAACCAAGCCCCACCCTTGACAATTACCCCAAGACCAGCAGCAATATCTACTAATTCTGTTTCTCTGTCTAATCCATAACCATAGCGTAGATATGACGTAAATTCAGACGGTGGACCCAGAGCCGACCATTCACATCTCCAGTGTATCATTTGACCAATTTGATTACCGCCAACCTCCCACTTCTCTTTCCATTTACCAATAAGCTTAGTATCAGAGCCATATTGAATTTTGTTTCCAGAAGCCTCAGAAGTAGGCTTAGACATTGGACCACCGCCTTGGTTTGCAATAATATGTGTAATGCCAACAACTATGGTATCGTTTACTGGTAATACATTACATATACGCTTACAGAAATTTGCTAACAATAATGGCGCGTCGTCGCGTACTCTATCTCGTATATCCCCATCACGCCTTGCCTGAGTACAGAGTTGTGAAAAAGAATCGAAAATATGCACAGTGCCGGGTTTTTCATTAATAAGCTTTTCACCCAAATCTATATAATCTTCACCGCTTAAGATTTTCCCAGGCTGAGACTCTATAATATGGAACTTATTTATATTTAATCCACGAATACCCATTAAGTCTCTAGCCTTAAGACGACCTTCTATATTATAGAAATATACATCTCGACCAGTAGAATCAAACTTACTTGCGTGCTCTGGTTTTTGTGCATTAGACGCTAACTGTAGAGCAGTAACCGTGTTATGGGTTACTATAAAATCATTTGTAAGATATAACCCATCTGTATTATCTAGTTTAATACATGCACTTTCAGCCTGTTTTTTCATAAGTTTAATGTTGGTTATATATCTCTGTAGAGGATTTTTCGTGCGTACACAAACCCTATCTACTTTTCGCGGCAACGAAAATAACATAGACTTATCTGTCATTCTAATATGAAGACGATATGAGTCAAAATACTTATCATTACACTTTGTTTTTTTAGGTTTGATGGTAGTAAATCCACCCAACGATTGTACTAAAAACCTAACATCTTTTGCTAGCCTAATAGATGTTGTATAAAATTCTACTACACCATCTTTAGAGATATAGCCATCAGTGTCTAATAACCCCTGTAATAACGAAACTCTTTTTTCAACAGAGTTATACAGATATTTTTTTGGTATAAACTTTGTATGTGAGTTCTTACCATATAATTTAAGTTTTTTCAGTATATCACGATACTTATTCGGTTTTTTGGTTGTTTTTAAAAACCAATCACAATTATCACCATTTAGCTTAGAAAAGTAAAATCCGTAGTCTAATTCGCTGTTCACGCGGTCTACTATCTCCGTGTCAACGCTAGACAGCCTAGGTGTTTTTGTAGTGATATTTCCGTCACCCAACAAAACCCCAAGGGTGTATGGCTTTATTTCTAATTCTTTATCCTCAAAGTAGACTGGCTTAGTCAGTGGAATTGCCCATCTTGGACGACCATCATTTTCGTACAGATTAGACTTTAATAGATGCTCTACATCTACTATATTCCATTCTTTACGGAATCTAGACTTGACCTTCCATAGATGTTCTAACCCACAAAATGTGTATGTACCATCATTAAATGATATTTTATATACGTCTTTCATGCCGTGCGGCACGATTAAATTGATTTTAACGGTCCAACCATCTGGAGTACACACCAAATCACCAACCATAAGGTCTTTTATTTTCTTAAATCCAAATGGTGTATATACGCCACACAATACGGGTTGCATTTTCCCCAGCTTTGGTGGTCCGGTTGGAATAAAAAATGTTCCCTCTGGGATGCCACCACCAATACCAACATCTGTTGCAGGACTTATAGGAATGATTTTACGTGGACGATTAATTAAGGACTGGCCACTTACAATAAAGTCCATAAGGTCTTTTTTGTCAGCAGGCTTTTGTGTGGTCTCTGTGCTACCATCAGTTTCTTTCTTCTTCTTCGCCATCTAGTGCCCTCAATTTGTCTAATGAAGTTTTCTTTATATACTTTTCTCTTACGATTGGTTGTGCTGGCAAAATTGGCTTGACCAGATTTTGGTCCAGACTACGACGTTTCTCAATACCATCGACAGCAAGTTGTTCTTCCTTGATTATAGCGTCCAAGTGTGGTGCACGTAAGGAAAAAATCGAAAAAGCCTTTGGCGAACGCAGCGCCCTAACAATAGCCGCGTCTGAATATATACGCAGCAACCCATTCGCCGTTACGATTTGTTGGCGAAAGAAAGCACCCCACTTAGGTAGCTTCCAAAAGTTAACAGGTAAATCAATACCGTCTTTGGCTGCTTTTTTTTCACATATAAGTTCTGTTATAAACTGCGCGGCGGATACTTGCTTCTTTGGTGAGTAACGTGACTGGTATTTGTTATTACTCAACTTCTCCTGTCTCCATATTGAATATTGTACCGCGTGATGTTCGACTACGAGCAGGCCCCTTTCTTCGAGCATCATCTCCGTAAGAAGAAGCTTCGTGTGTCATAATGGTAACCCCCTTGTTTTTCTTCCCCTGAGTACGTGTTACCATAAGGTCTTTACCGCGAGTGTTTCTAGCAGCTCTAGCGGTTTGTTCGTCTACTTTGGTATCGTTTTTCTCAAGGCGCTCAACACTACTGTTAAATTCGGTTACGTATTTTTGTACTACCTTAACGGTGTTGCCTATTCTTTTAGCAATATCTTCCACGTCTACAATACCAGATGCAAGCATACCCTGTATTGCGAACTTATCGTTGTTTGTTAGTCTAGGCATATCAACTCTCTCTTTCAGCGTTGTTTAGAAATGATTTGTTGTTGGTTTCTAGGAAGGTTAAATATAGTTTGAATACCTTTGGACTGCATTCTTTAAGGCTATATTTTGTTCTCTCGCTCTTAGAATTTCTTATTCGGTGGGCATCATCGTAATTTAGGTCATTTGGATTAAACAGGCGATTCGTGGGGCCTCGTAGTGCGTAGTACCATGTTTTATCGCCAGCCTTAACAGCTTTACAATAAACATCTGGGTGGTTTTCGACAACCTCTTTACCACCCTTGGAAAAGGCCAATACCTCTCTGTCTTTATCTGAATAAACAACCTGCGTGTTCTGACGGGCTGGTGCTATCGACTTATTTAGTTCTTCGTTTCGGATTACTCCCATTTTTCACCTTATTAAATAGTGCTAGTACTTTCTGTTCACAGTCCTCTAAGGATGTACCATCAATTACGACTATTTTTTTAATCGTGTTTTTCGGAACCCCTGTAACATGCCCTGTAGGTAAGACCTCCATGATTTCAGCTTTGACTGTAACCACTGCTTTATGCGGTATGTACGGCATTTTCCTTCCACCTTTGCGTTTAGGTCTGTTTTGTTTAACCTTTTCTGAAGTTCCTTCATAGTTTCTGCCCTAACACAGCTTTCTTTCCTGCACACCATAGCTGGTATTCTAGGCTTCTCAACATTTGGGTTCTTAGTATTCAGCTCTGCTAATTCGCCCACAGTAATATTTGGGGCTTTAGCGAATCGACCCTTAGCATCCCTATATGGTTGCTTGGTTTCTTTTGGTGCTAACCGATTCATGTTTTCAGTTATCAACTTGTTTTCTTTCATGTCCAATACTCTCTTTCTTCTGGTCGTTGTATACGCTCCATACCTGCCGGAAGTTCTTTCGACGGCTCTCCTTCATATCTATAAGCATTGTGTTTTTTCCACAACTCGCGTTTTTGTTCATCGCCCATATTAGATGTTTGTTTATCAGCTAATGAACCCAAGGTTTTGGGCGTAGAATCCCCGCCGTGAACTAATGTTTCAGCATCACCGACTATATCGCGCTGGCACTTTTTAGAACACTGTGGACATTTAACAACTGGTTTATAGTTTTTGATGCTGGTTACGACTTCAAAAACCTGATGTGTAGGACACACGTAGGAATAAACTGGCATAGTATATTATACACCTTTTTCTACTATATTTCTGTAAAATTCTGGTATGTACTGGTCCCATTCAGCCGGAATTGGCTTAAAAACTGAAAAACCGTGAATGTGCATCGCATTAACTGGTACTTTTGGCTCCTTAATTAGCTTCATACCAGCCTGCTTTGGCGTTCTACCAGCCTTCATTCTATTACATGGGTAGCAACACGAAACAATATTTTCCCAGTGTGTCGGAGTACCCTTTTTAGTCTGGTCCCACTGGCACCTAGGAATTACGTGGTCATATGTAAGCTCGTTCCACTTACACTTTTTGCCACAGTACATACATGTAAAACGGTCACGCAGCCAAACGTTCTTGCGAGAAAAAGGTATGTTCTTTTTACGCTTTTTATAGCTTGCCAATACCATAACGGCAGGAATTGGATACTTGTGACCGCGAGAGTCCTTAATGAAGTCGTTTGCATAATACTCGACAACGTAAGCGCCCTCTTTTGGGTCATCTTGATTCATAATCATAAGAACCACAGCACGGTCCCAGTCAATGACTGAGTGTGCAGAATAGTCATTGTTTAAAACTAGAGTACGCTTGTTTACAGGAGTCATAAAATTTCCTTACACAAAATAATGGTATACAGATACCGCAAAATATAACTATGTGAAATATATCTTCTACATAGTCCCAAAATCTCGAATAGCTACGCATTTATATCTAGAAAGTTCTTCTGAACATATACACCGTCAGGGCGGCGGGTTGATTCATTAAAAGGCACCATTAAGCCGTTTGCAAGGCGATTGTGTCTGACTAATTGGGCCAGGTCTCCAGACCCATTAACGCTTAAGTCTTCTAATCCCCACTCTTCCCAGATTTCATAAGGATAATCCATTATTTCTCCTCTCATATATCCTAATGTATAATATCGTACCACCAATAGCAAGAGCTATACCAAAAATACTGAACATAGATGATGTTATACCTAGTATCCAATTGAAGCTAGACCCAACTATAGTACCTATAACAGCAGATGTAACAGGTTTAGCCTTAGTAGGATATTTATCCGTATAAAGGTACTTGACAGCTAGTGTAACAATGCATATATAACCTACCCACATTGCTATGGCAAATAGGTTAATTATGGCTGTGAGAAAAGAAAGTACACCGGCGATTATGGTCAGCACTCGATTATCCCACCCATGTATAGTCGTGTCGGCCAATTTTTAGGTCGGCAGTTCTTCGTAAAAACCTTTTGGCCCGCTGTCTAGCGCGGTCAACGCCAAGTTGTTTGATTTTCTTAATTTCTTGGTAGTGGTCGCGTTCATAGCAATATTGCCTGAAAAAATTAAGGCTGGCCCCGAGCGCAAACTCAACCAATACTTCGGTCATAGATGTGCCACCATCAAATACCGACCAATTTATCTTTATATTACACGATGCAGGCCCCACCGGCGCACGCTGCTTCTTGTACGAGAGTTGTTTCATCTGAGCGCTCCTCTAGCTTGGTAAAATCGACCGGAACATAGTTTTCCAACAACATATTATAGCGCTCCCAGTCCGCTTTGTCAAGCACTTTCTCGAACGGGGCTTGCGGATAATCCTTGTCACCACTGTAGTCCAAAAATGAGATTGCGGAAAAATATTGTTTATTATTGTATACATAATCTATAACATCCTGCCACTCTTCATTTTTTACTATAACAGTACAACTAACATTATTGGTCACGTCCTTTTGATTATTAAATCCGCCCGGCAGTACCCAATATTCTTGTAGGTCTTTTATGATTTTAAGATGTTCTAGTGCGTCAATGTTGTCCTTAATTATGGTTGTGCGCGGTACAGACATTGGAAATGTAACCACATCGTCAGTACCATTCACGCTCCATACACTTTCCTCACACATATGAGGATTATATATCTTAAAAAATTCGTACATAGGGTCACCTTTAGTAACCTGCACTCTCTTAAAAAATTCATAAGCATGTGCGGCATGTGCGCCGGGTTCATTAACACCAATAGCTAAGCTACCAGTACCCTCTGGTTTAATTGCCGTAATACGTGATGCGGCCTTAATACCAAGCTTACCAGCCCACTCGCGGTTTACATTGATTGCTACATTAGTTCCTAACTTAAGTGTTTTACCACATAAAAATAATTCTGTATTACTAAGAATTCCGGTTATAGACATCCCCAACAATGCTTCGTCTTCTGTTAATTTTTTAGCAGTTTTAGAAAGATATGGAAAGTCTGTATATCCGGCCTGTAGAGTTCCTATGAGAGCGGTAGCCCTTATACACTCTATAAAATCTTCCATAGACTCAACCAGATTGCCGTTGATAGTGGTTAGATTACAGAACTGCACACCACATTCCATATGTTCTGTAACAGGAATAAAACCAATCTCGTAACACCTTCTGGCAGTCATACCCTCAGCAATTAGTGTCCTACGATTATCTTCTTGTAAACAAAACACATCCTCTTTGCCCGCGCGTGTGATATATTTAATTCTACTTTCGTGTTTAATACGATAGGTCTTTCTATTACTGCTAATACTTGTGATTTTATCATATACCTCTTTGTCTGCTGGAAACATATACATAACTTTTACTAGTTTTTCACACTCGAACTTAGACCCAACAATAAGCCTATAAGAATCCTTGGCCCAATATTGAGCAGGGCAACGATTTGAGTCTGGCAGTGTTCTATATCCAGCCTTAAGTAGTGGCTTTATATTAGCATATATACCTAGCTCTTGTAAAATAAGCATGATGTCGTATAATACATCTTTATCGCTTTGGGTGAATCTAAAAGAAATAGATTTAGATTTGGTATTATAGTCTATATGACCGTCTGCATAAAATAACCCAGCAACTAAACCAGACTTAAATGCCTTTGATTTTTTATGTATCCATACTGTATTTGTTTTTTTAATATCGTTTGCCTCAAAGATTTTGAACAAAGCAGCAGAAGATAGACGATATTTGTGTGCTTTAGAACCAGCATTATTTGTCAAACCAAAGACCGGGGTTTCACTTGGCTGTTTGATTGAACTTTGAATAATATCTATATTTCTAGATATAACATCATGCGCACACTTTTCAAATGTTGGTAGGTCATATATATCGTGTTTTGATGTCCAAAAGTCTAAATTAACGGCCCCGTCGCATATATTACCATTCCCAAGACAAAAACCAGCTAACAGACCAAGTTGCCAGTCTGGACTATTTGTATCTAAACCATCATAGACTGGGGGTAGTCCAATAAGAATACTGTCATCGACCGAAAGGTTTGATATCTTCTTCATACCGTTATTTGTGGCAAAATCATGATTGGCCGTAGCCTTAAGTTTACGACCACACTCTAGTTCTAGTTCAAATATATCCTGGTTTTCAGCAGTACAACGTATATTAGTAGCAGTGTTTGTGACACCAATATTTGGCAGAGATGTGTCTATATACCACCTTTCAATACCATTTTCTAGTATTCCCTGCACCCTATTATCTTGAATAATCTGCTGAGAAGTTCCAAGAATATCTTTGAACTGTCTCCACCCATCTTCGGTTAAGACCTTGGTATCTTTTGTGAAGCACGGGTTATACAGGGTATCTTCATTGTTTGACCACACGAAGCCGGGCTCACCAAACTGGCGTGTTTTTTCTATAATTGACTCAAATTGTTCTTTAGTGGCTTTATCGCGGATAAGCAATACACTATTATTAGACCTAGCACGCTGGGGCTGTATGTAAAACCAACTTATTGTTTTCTGTTCTTTAAGTTGTTCGTAAGTATATTTATCAGATAGATTTAATACCACATCATAATAATGACCATGAACCCATACACGAATATGCCTTTGCTCGGCCTCTTCATCAACAGACTCACGCATCTTGTCTACTTTAAAGTATGTTTTTGCGTTCATCATCTCTGTGTCATCATAGTCGAATACAACAGATGACGCTGTTCTACGAACACCGCCACTTAGTACCGCATCGGCAAAATGCATCAAGATATCATAGGCGTGAATTGCCCTCAGTGTTGATACTTTGTCTTCCTCGATAATTCTGTCGAGTAAAGTTTTGATGCGGCCATGAGCAGCTTTTAGAGGTTTGTAGCCAGGGGCACGACCACCACCAGTTCTTAGAAGTGAACCCTTGCGGCGGATTCTAGAATAATCAAAAGTAATCTTGCGACCAGAATAAGACGTGTTTTTGAAATAGCACATCAATAATGCTTCGAGAGAATCAGCCCATCCCTCAATAGTATCTTCTACTACATATGTGACAACCGAGCCAGTCTTATCGTTTTTATCAACTAGGTCTGGCAAACGCGATAGATATTTTTTACCCAGACCAAGACCAGTACCGCAACCACACAACATAAGATAAGCAACTTCGGAAAAAGCGCGTATAGAATCTACGTGCCTGACTGAACAATTAAAACCTCTACTTTCATGGGCAAGTTGGGCCTTACCACCAAACTGCATTGAGCGCATCGACGGTAAAACCCTTTTCTGCCTCACCAATTCAAACGCATTACAGATTTCGTCCTTGTCTTCCTTAGCAAGAAAGGAATATTTCTGTAAATGCATATCTCGCACCCTATCAACCGCCTCACCCCAAGTCTCCCGTCTTTTCTTATCAGCATCCCAGCGCGCATACTTAGTTAAGAAAATAAAATCTTGAAGTCCTTTCTTGACTTCGTTTTGCTTATCTGTAATCTCAGTCATTACTTCTTTCTTTCTAGATTATCCAATTCTTGATGCCACTTTTTAATATCTACTTCTTCTCTATTTTGTGTATCAACAAAAGCCTGTAATCCATCAGATGTTTTGACCATCTTAGTATTTGGGTCTTTTGTTTTATCTTCTTTCTTATCAGACTTCTTCTTAGGTTTACCGCGCTTACGCAAAAACCAATCGCTAACTTTTCGCGGGTCATCGTGGGCAAAGCTGGTTTTTCCGGTTACATTACCCTCTGAGTCTCTTGTACACAATACAACTTCAAATTTTGGTCCTGATTCTTTTTTAAAATTCAGCATTCCTCAGCTCCTTAGAAAAATAAAGCCGCACCAGAAAGGATACGGCTGTTGTTTGCAAGCGACACTTAGAATTGTTTAATACATACCAGTATTTAGTTCCCTAAGTTATTGATTATATACTTGGTTGTCAAACTCGTTATGTAGGTCGAGAAATGTCGCTTTAACGGTTAGGTACCTATTTAAGGTCGTTTTCTTTATATGCTCGACTATCTTAGTATACACCATTCTTCACTTCTTCTCCGAGGTCGCTCAACCATTTTAATGAAGGTTTAACAAAAAACACCTCAAGCTCACCACGCGAAGACTTTTTACTTTTTTCTACCACAAACTGCACGGCCTTTTCTTCATATTCGTCCAGCATCACAGATGTTCTATCCAAGCAGAATACTTTGCGTATTCCATTTTGATATAGATGAATAAGACATGGGGCACACGGTCTACCATCAATGTATGCTATACCACCAACTGGTTTATGTTGACAGTTAGTTACTGCATTTACCTCGGCGTGTGGCGTGACTGTATATTTGTTCGGCGAGTTTTTTGGGTCTCTATCTCTATGGGTTGGCATTTCGTCGTCGGGAAAACCCTCTGGAAAACCATTAAAACCCAATCCCAAAATTTTGTTATATTCATCGGTAATTATGCATCCATGTTTGGTTGTATCTTTAGACTTCTTACTTACGGCGATAGATAGACCTATATAAAACTCAATCCAGTTAGGTTCATGATTCCTAATTTTATACTTAGGAGTTAGCTTATAGAGAGAGTGCCTTATAGCCTTTTCTGTTTCATCTGCTCCCCATAGTGACATATTTCTGGCAGGAATAGTTATTGTAAGAAATGACACCACACCAGCATGTTTTATCCTGAATGTAAACCAGTGTTCTAAGTATAGGTGTACCTCTTCAACACTCAATAATTGAGTAGACTCAATTGACTCTCTACTAACCCCGGCACTATTAAGTGCTTGCTCAATTTTTCCCTCTACAACCTGTAAATCAACTGGTGAATACCGCATGTTTCTCGGCCTTCTTAATATTGTTTTTTACGCAACTACAATAATCAACATA